GCCTTTTACTAAATTTCTGAACCCTTCTTCATTTAGCTCAAAGAACTGTAGCATCTTCTCGTAGGCAGCAGACACCATCAGCTTAAAGTCCGCTCCTAGGGTATTCTCTATTGTTCTCTGGAACTGCTCAGCGGCGTCTGAGTTAACTTTGGTAGCCTCGTGTAGTTCTTCCATCTTGTCTACGTTACTTACAAGAGAAAGAAGGCCTTGAGACTGTCTAAGTGTTACAAGCTCTACCGCATCCGCGTAATCCATGTTTGCAGATTTTAGGTCTTTTAATACTTCCAGTAGAGGGAGTGTGTTGCCATAGGCGTCTGTGGTTGACACCCCCAGTCTGGTCAGAGCTATCCTTGCTTTATCCGTTGGGGCTGCAAGCATCTGAGTGACACGACGCATTGCAGTACCCGCACTACTTCATTTTATACCTGCGTTCGCAAGCGTACCGATTGCAGCCGTTACTTCTTGGATGTGCACTCCAGCAGAAGCGGCAGCTGGGCCTGCGTATGATAGTGCTAGGCCTAGCTGAGATATGGTTGTGTTGGAGTTGTTAGCAACGGTAGCAAGATCGTCAACAATAGCTGTTAGGTGGGTAGCCTCCAGTCCAAACTGCGTCATTACGTTGGTAGCTAAGTCAGCCGCTTCAGATGTAGACATCAAGCCTATGGTCGCCAACCTTAGTGTAGCAGGCATGGCTTCTTCAGCCTCGACTAGAGATAGACCTGCCATCCCAAGTTGGAGAACTGCGTCCGCTGCTTCCTTGGCAGTGAATATAGTCTCGCCAGCGAACTCTCTCACCACATCTTTCATACGGGAGATGTCAGCAGTCGATGCCCCGGTTACGGCTTGTACCCTAGCCATTACATCCGTGAATTCTACACCAGCCGATATTGACGCTCGTAGCGCGGACACAGTGGCAATATACCCATCGACGCGCCGGTAGCATTAAGACCTGCTCTCCATGCTGCTGTGGCTTGTGCTCCTGATAGCATGGATTTGGTTGTGGTCTTGGTTGCTTTGGCAGCTTTTTCCTGTGCTAGGTAGTACGCTTGAGTGGCTGCTCTGCTGTCTTTGGCAGACTTAGAGTCTGCGACTGTTAGAGCCGCTACCGCTCCTTGGAAGTTAGCAGCAGACGCAGCCGCTAATTTCTTTCTTCCCTTTATAGCCTCCACTTCCATTTGCTTGTAGTGACTGGAGAGTGCGGCCTGTTGCTTTTTATACCCTTTTTGCTCCGCAGATAGGGTTTCGGATAAGGCTTGCTTCCTTTTAGCTACATGCACTAATGAGGCGGCGTTGTCCTCTTCCAGAATTTTTCGGCGTTCGTCTGCCAGCTTCTTCTGAGACAGTACTGACGCTTTCATAACGTCAGGCTCTCCCTGAGCCGCGCTTACCTTGGCAGCAGACTTTACTGCATTTAGTCTCTGCTGCGCTGCAGCTTCAGATTCTAACTGCTTCTGTATGTTCTTGGATGTGGCCGCTTCTTTCTCTCCGGAAATTACTCTTCTGTCCAGAGTTGTCTTGTTTTTAGATAGCGTTTCGGTTAGCTTATTAACAGCCTTACTTGTTGCTGCAGACTCAGATTCTATCTTATCTAGGTGCTTAGCGAATAGAGCCTGCGCCGCCAGCAGTTGTGTAGAAAATATACTATCTAGGCTTTTCTTTAAGTCATCAGCCTTACCAGTCGCTTTGCCTGATACTGGATCTATTGACTTACCATCAACCTTGTCAGCAGAGGTTGACAAGGTATTAAGTTTAGATATAAGGGCGTCTATTCGTGCGGACGCCTCGGTGGTATTAAATCCAATATTGTATTCTTCAGACATGACAAAACTCCCAGTAACAGATACAGGGAGTTTACCATTAAAATGAGAGGTTATTAACGGCTAATGAGGCTAACCGTTAATATAATTGCAGGCTACTTCCAGTAGTCGTAATCACTTACTCTGCTGTCAATGAAGTCATACAAGTCTGACACTTGATTCATTAAGGTCATACGGTTAGCTACGTTGTCAACTACAGGGTTTCCTTCGTCGTCCTCTACCTCTCCTTCTACCGCCTTGAAAGCTATAAAGTAGTCAGTGCAGATTATTTTAAGAGCGGCTGCGTTTGCCGACTTCTCAGCGTCTTTTAAGGCTGCATCTTCCCCACTTTCAATAGCTTGGGCGGCTTTAACAGCGAATTCCGCCATTGAGGTGGATAGCGCGTGCTCCAGACCTTGCCCGTACTTTAACTTTACCTTTAGTACTCCCGCATATTCAAACCATTGTCCGTCAGGGAATTTGTTAGTAATGGAAGATAATTTCATATTTTAATCTCTGTTGTGTCTGTGGAGTACATCCTACCTTAATAATAGAACAGTTTCCACTTCAAATACTGTCATTTCTGAATTATCTACAGTTCTTGTGGGTCTGGTTCTAGCTGCGCCGAAAGAAACCGTGCCTTCTGGGTAATCTTTAAACTTGTGTGTGGTTTTTTCTTCTATCTGAGATACAACTTCTACAGCTTCATAAGGGTTCAGTCCCTTAGGCATGAAGATATAAAAAACTAAAAGTCCGTCGTACCGGAAAGTCTTAGCGTCTGTGCTCATTGCCCTTGAAGGCCCAGGAGTCCATTTCATCTCTATAAAAGGAAGCTGTACGTTTTCATTTGAGTCAGAAGGAGACCCCATTAAGAAAAAAGGCACTACATTCCCTTTTAATGTAGGATTTAACTCATCAAACTTAAACTTCTGGATGATCTTTTCGCCTCTCAACATTCTTGTCATTTTGTGCTCCTAGAAGTTCGGTGCCATAGCTTAACTTCGTCTCTCATAGAAATCTCTATCTCAGCTTTTGCGTTATCTAGTGCTTGCTTTAGTTTAGCGTTATCAACGTAACTAGCTCCGGTTTCACTCTGTTCTATAGGGTTGGAGATTGTGGAGGATTTGATACCACCGTCCCTTATTACCGACAGTAGTGTCTGGGCTTCTTTGGCTCTGTATATTGACACAGCGTTTGTGCTACCAGTTCCAGACCTTCCGTCCATCCTCTCCCCTACAGGCGGAACCCCTCTGGTAGGGATGTAGACTCTCGCCGTACTCTTACCTGCTTGAGCCTGCCAGTTAAATGCCGCCCTTCCTGAGTCTTGGTGAGTATGCGCGGGCAGTGTGAATATAGCAGTCTCAAGTCCTGCTGCGTGTACGGCACCTGGGAGCTTTTTTAATTTCTCTGCTATCCTCATAGATACTGCTTTATTTCTTCCCATATTACACCCTGCTACAGTCTAGTCTGTACTGCTCGAACTGGTAGTTGTAGCTTACCTTTCCTACTTTCCAGTCCACGCCCCTAGCTTTTATAGTACAGGAAATTGTAGGCTCGAAGCCGATAGCGTACTCATCTACGAATACTTTTAATTCGTTGGACGCTATCGTGTCAGTTACAGGTTCAGTCATCGAAGCGCCGACCCATGCCGTGATATTGTACTCTTCGGGAAGCTCAGTTGACGAGGTTCCGTCTGGGTCGTGAGGGTTCCATCCACCTGATCCAGAAGGTATAGCTGCCTCTTTTACTATTTGGATGTCTTCTCTTGTGTCTTTCAGCTGTGCGATTCTAGCAGAATAGAACCCTGCGTCTTTGTACGGCGCCTCTACTATAAAAGAAGGGGAGTTTTCAGAGCTGATTACATCGTTTGGCTCAAGGACACTGCAGTTGGTAAACGTAAAGAACTTGCCAACAAACTCGCCTGCATGTGCGGACTCTTCAGTTACAGTTCTTAATTCGGAGTCAAAGTAGAACTCGCCTACAAGCTCTAATTCAAGCCAGCCTGGGTCAGAGGGGGTCGCAGTTTCTGAGAGGACTCTCCTATGGACTTCATAGGTTTTGCCTACTTGGTGTAAAGTTGTGAGAGTCTCTACGGTTAATCCGCCAACAGTATCAGTTCTTTCAGCTCCAATGACATAGATAGAAGAGTCTGCAGGATTTCTAAGTACAAGAGTCTCTGGGAAATAAGCTCCTGGCTCGTGCCCCATCTGTCGTCTTCTGACAGGTTTATTGTATATAGACAGAAAACGGTCTACATCGAATAGATGGATCAGATTGCTTTTTGAATTGGAGGGTTCTGTAGGTATGGGCAGCCATCGGGTCCATGTGCCGTCTGGGTTTAACTGTTCAACAGGAGTATCTCTAAAGCCTCGCTGTATCTTTCTCAGACGCTTGCTCATGGGTGTTCCTTTTACTGATTGCTATTACTGAGGCTCTTGTCCCGTTACTATATCGATTACAGGTGTGCTGCGTCCCATTACCGTAAGAGTAGGTCTTGACGCGGTTTGGTTGAGGTCTGCTTTTAGTTCGTCAAGGTAAGCGTCGATGTCTTTTTTAATAGACGCTAAGTACTCTTTTATGTCTGAGTACCTATGACCTTCTGCACCTGAGTCATCCTTTACTTTTTGCTCTAGCGTAATAGCTAAAGGAGGTAGTACCTTAGCAGCAGCGGTGTAAATAACGTAATCAACTAGCTTCGCGAAGGTATCAGGTTCCGTGCCTTCATTGTCGTATATCGTCCGGTATTCGGGAATTTGTTGCTTTACAGCATTGTCTGTCCGAGTCGAGCGCGATAGAATCGTTGAATCCGTCAGCTCGTCATCTTCCAAAGCGAATACTTGTCGAACGTCCGCTGCTGTGCAGATACTACCTAATAACTTCATTACTCTTTAGCTTCCTTCGAACCGGAATTAGAAATGGTTCGCTTAGGCTTTTCTTCTTGTCCTTTGTCCAACAATACTACCGCGCCTTCCATCAGCATTTCTTTTAGGAGTTGCTCAGAGATAGCGTCCACTTCTGAAGTCGTGAAGTCTTCGCCGTTCTTTTTAAGAATAACTACGCCTTTCGATGTAGCTAGATTTAAAGAAAACTCGCCTTTGTACTTAAGTACCTTGCCTTTAATATCAGCCATGTTCTCACCTGTTAGTTGTGGGTGAGGCTCCTAAGAGCCTCACTTTTAATACTCTATGCTATTACGCTCGTGATACAAGCATCATAGCATCGTCACGCCAGCGGAACATCTCTTCTGCCATATCATAGCGCATCTGCTCTGCACGTCGCATAACATAACGCTCTACTGCTTCGTAGGAAGCTGATACGTTCTGCGCGTACTCTAGCGACTGCTGTGAGTCAAACAGTAAGAAGTTTCCTGCACCACCTAATGCCGCATCTTTGTTTACCATGATGGTGTCAATGGTCTCCAGAGCTACGTTCATTAAGTTCATGCCAGCGTTCAGGCGGTTGTCACGGCCAGTATCGTCAGATACAGTCGGGCGCTGACCACGGTTCTGAATGGCAAGGAAGGAGTTCTTAGTAGCTAACATCGTGTCTGCTTCCCAATACTCTTGACCATCTAATAGCGCTTTTAACCACGCGGTCTGAGTTACTTCAGAGCCGGTGATGGTAGAGTCAAAAGTTGACAAGTTAACTGGAGTTAAAGCAGTGATGCAGTGCTGAGCGTCACCATTAACGATACGGTCAATCCAGCGATACACTGACTTGTTGTCAATACTACGACGCGCAGAGCGAATCATCATGCCGATCTGGTCAAGAGTGGTAGACGCCAGGGCTTCGTCAGTAATCTCAATACCGAAAGAGGTAGTTGGGATTGTGTAGCCGCGCTCAGACGTTGCAATCTTTACTAGCAAGTCAGGGGTTGCGCCTTGACCAATTTCACGCTGCTGGAAGTTGCGGTTGGTGTCGCTATCAACAACAGGGCGGTAGTACGTCTTGCTGTTAACACTGGTACGCATTGCAACTTTGCTCATAAGAGCGTCGCGTAACGGGCTGGTGTTTTGTGGCAAGTTCATTTCCTGCATACCTAAAACAATTTCAGGCATAAGTAAACGACCGGCAATGCTGCGATCTTGACCATCAGGAGCAGTAACAGCGCCTGCGATCATTGCATTACCTTCAAGTACGTGCGCAGATGAGTTCTTGAACTTAGCTTTAGGGTTCAAGTTGAATCCCATGCTAGTTGCGAACTGCTGGAACGCTGTACCTTGTTGAGTATCCGCATCGGGGTACTCAGATTGCAGGTACTGGCTCAGGTTCATACCTGCGCGTGACGCTTTCTGGTACTGGGAAAGACCTACTTCGGCGTCCTTCATAGTGCCATCAGTAGCCTTATATTTAAAATTTACTGTTTCAAAGCTCATAATAATACCTTCTTAGACTTTTTCAATGACAAGTTCTTCGGTTGCTAGGCCTGTTCCGTCTAGCAGTTCAATTACTCTCCAGCCGCCTGCGCCTGCTTTGACTTGTGGAAGTCCAGCGGTGCCTGCTGCGATCTGCGCTGCAGCAACTACAGTAGCGCCGATAGCTAGTGCGCCTGAGCCTGCGTTGATGACGCGCTTGCGTAGCAATGGCTGGCGTTTGACCGTGCCTACAATGTCATTGTTGGCATAGATGGTATCTACAGAGTAGATGAAACCGTCAAAGTCGTCACCGTCCGCAGCTAGTGCGAAGGTAGTTCCGGCTGACAGTGTTACAGGTTTGCCAACATCTACGCTGCCGTCCACGCCCGTCAAATAGACAGTATCAGAAGGATACGTAGAGTTAGAGATATTTTCGTCGAATAATGGACCCATTATCGCTCTCCTACAGAGGGTTAAAAGTTGGACAAGCCACTATCAGCAGCGGAAGGCACAACGTATGGTGATGGTTCCTTATCAGAACCGGATGGTACTTCTTTAGACTGCTTCCCTGCTGGGATAGTTTCTTTTAGCGTGTCAAGTAGCGACGCGCAGATCGAGCCTAATTCTGTTGCCGTTTTTTCGGTCAGATCAGAAGCTGTTGGCTGGTTTAGAGCAATAGACAGCGTTTTGATTTGTCGAATGGCGGCTGGCTTTAAAGCTTCGTTAGCTTCGTTGGCCTGTGTAACTTCCTGCGCTTGAGCGTCAATCTTTACTTGCAGACTGGCTTTCTCTTTGTTCAGGTCGTTGTTAATGTCTTTCAGTAGTGCTACCTGACCGGCTAGTGCTTTGTTCTCTTCAAGAGAGACATCAAGCTTAGTCTGTAAGGTTTTGACTTCTGGAGTTTCGGTTTCTTCAGTGCTTGCTGCAGGTGCCTGATTTTCTGCCTTAACTTCTGGGGTCTCAACAGTAGTTTCTTCGTCTACAGAGGCTACGGCTTCTACTTCAGCTTGGCTTGGCTCTCCGAAAGTCTCAGCAAACACAGTGCCGAGTCCTTTGTCATTTTTAGTAGTCATATAAACTGCCTTAGTTAGCTTAGTTTCCCAATGTAGACTATTCTACCGTTAATAGGGGCGCTTGGGTATTATTATTGACTTTTTCGTCAATTTGTTCAACTACTTCTAACAAAGAAGAGTTATAGTCAACAAGTTTCTTCTCAAAAGCTTTCTTTCCTGAGAAG